CCTTGAACCAAATACAGATTATGTTTTGCATAAGATGTATCAGAATTTGGAGAATATATCAGTCGAAAGAATAAATAGTGAATTCTGTAAAATCGCTGCATCAAGTGATTTTTGTGTACAGATGGTTTTATATAGCGATGTATTATCATTGTTTATTCCTGAAATAAAAGATATGTTTGATTTTCCACAGAATAATCCATATCACATTTATGATGTGTGGGGGCATACAATTCATGCAGTAGAAGCATATTCTTGTGATTGTGAAGAAGACTTAAATCCAATAGATTTAATTACAGCGTTAGCAGTGTTCTTCCACGACATAGGAAAACCACATTGTTATCAGGACGGAGAAGATGGTATCAGACATTTTAAAGGACATGGAAGAGTTAGTGCTGATATGACTGATGAAATAATGAAGCGATTAAGATTTGATAATGATACAAGAGAAAAGGTTGTTCAGCTTGTTTATTATCATGATGCAACTTTTGAAGTCGGTGAAAAGTATGTCAAGAGATGGCTCAATAAGATTGGAGAAAAACAATTTAGAAGACTATTGAATGTTCGTAGAGCAGATATTAAAGCACAAGCTTATACAGAACAAGAGAGTAGGCTTCAGAAAATTGACAATATCGAATATATCTTAGAGGAAGTTTTACAGAAAGATGAATGTTTCTCATTGAAAGATTTAGCTGTTAATGGCAAGGATCTGATTGAGATTGGATATAAACCAGGAAAAGAAATAGGGAGTACACTGAATTGTCTTTTGCAGTTAGTAATTGAAGGTGTATATCTAAACGAAAAAAGTGAGCTACTTAAATATGTTGAAACAACAAAAGAATGGATGAATTTAGGAGAGAATTATAATGGTAAGATTATTTAGCCACAGTGATTTAGACGGAATCGGTTGTGGTATTTTAGCACAACTTGCATTTGGTAAAGATAATGTAGAAATTTCATATTGTGATTACGACAATATTGATTCAACTGTAAAGGAATATTTGGAAACAGAACAGGACGACACAATCTCAATTTATATTACCGATATTCGTATCAATGAAGAAACTGCTGAGTTGCTGAATAAAAGAGGCAATGTTCAGTTATTAGATCATCACCCAACAGCTCTTGGATTAAATAAACATGATTGGTGCAATATAGTTATCGAAGATTCTAAAGGAATTAAAACATCGGGAACCATGTTGTTTTATCATTGGTTAGGTATGAATGGTTGTTTGAGTGAAGAGTTAGAGAATAATAAAGCGTTAGAGAGATTTGCTGAATTAGTAAGAGATTATGACACTTGGAGATGGTCAGAACTCGGTGATGAAGGTGTTATTTGTAAGCAGGTAAATGACTTACTTTATCTGTATGGTCGAGATGATTTTATTCATTGGTGTATTTCGGAGATACGTGGTGAAATATTCCCATTATTATCTGCCAAAGATGAGGTTGTTCTAAAGATTAAACAGGATGAAATTGATAGATATATCGAAGAGAAGAATGAAACTATGTTTACCAGTCCTATGTGCGGTAAGGTTTGTGGCTTTGTATTTGCAGATAGGTTTGTCAGTGAATTAGGTAATAAACTTTGTAAAATGCATCCTGAAATTGATTTTGTGGCTATGATTGATATTGATGGTTGTACGGTATCTTATAGAACAGTTAAAGAAAATATTGATCTTGGTAAAGATGTAGCGAGTTTATTTGGTGGAGGCGGTCATCCGAAAGCTGCTGGATCTGAATTTAGTCAGAGTATCAAGTTAAAAACTGTTGAAGAAATCTTCGGATAATCTTTAATTCTATTCACGGCTGATCAGCCAAATTATCCAAAAAAGTAAAATGAAATATTTTTTTCTTATGGTTTTTGCAGACGTGCAAATTCCATAGGATTTTACAACAAAATAATCAAGAAGAAAGGAATTAAGCAGTAACTCCTAGGTAATTATGGTTATATAACCTCTGTAAAATAGTGTATTTTGACAGAGAATAATGAAAAAATAATTCTCAAGGGGCTACGAGTGTTAAGTTTATGTGGTGGCGTTGAAACAGGATTGTATGCGTTACAGCAGCTCGGAATACCTATAAGAGAATATCATACATATGAAATTTTGCCAGAAGCCATAGCAGTTTCTCAGTACCATTTTCCGTTTGTGGTACATCATGGCGATTTATATGAAGCGGATTTTGAACAGTTCAAAGGATTTGATTTACTGTTGGCAGGAACTTGTTGCCAGTCAATTTCAAGAGTACGAATTGAAAGCAAAGAGGTCAATAATGGTCTTGATGGTAAGTCAGGAATTTTCTTTAAAGCAATTGAGTGTCTTAGGGCAATTCAGCCCAAATATTTCATGTTTGAGAATGTAATACCAAGTTGTGACGAAGATCTGAAGACAATGACAGAATGTATTGGTGTAGAACCTATTTTGATTGATTCAGGAAGATTTTCGTCTCAAAATCGTGAAAGATATTATTGGACAAACATACCATTAGGTAAATTACCTGATGAATCTCCATTGGTTTTGAAAGATATTATGGAGAATAGTGTAGATGAGAAATATTTCTATAAGAAAGATTTTGAAATCTTGGATATGAACAAACGTGTATGCGCAGAGTTAAAAGTTAATTCTATGGAAATGAATAGAAGAATTTATAATCCAGATTTTAAGTGCTGCACATTGACTTGTATCAATGGTGGATATCACGAAAAGAAAGTATTAGATAGTGGTAGACCACGAAAACTTACAGAAGTTGAATATGAAAGATTACAGGGATTGCCTGATAATTTTACAAAAATTCAGCTTAACAATCGTTGGTTATCATACTCAAAAAGATGTAGTTTGATGGGCAATGGATGGAATGAACCTACTGTTGAATGGATTTTGAGTGGGTTAAGAGAATAAAAGAAAGGAGTAAGAGGTTTGGTATACCGAAAACGCAGCGTTTACTCCTGATACATAATGATAATAAATAGAGTCTGGCAGATGCCAAATAGCAACACATTTTCAATTAAGCCAATTAAGGAACTGATTGAGAAATATGCAACTGGTAAGATTGTTGATCCGTTTGCTAATAGTAATAAATTAGCAACAGTAACAAATGACTTAGATACACAATATGATACTGATTACCATATGGACGCATTAGATTTCTTAAAGATATTCGATGATAACTCAGTAGATACAGTGTTATATGATCCACCATACTCGCCACGACAGGTAAGCGAATGTTATAAAAACCTTGGACAGACAGTAAATATGCAGACAACACAAGCTTCATATTGGTCTAAACAGAAGGAACAGATAGGAAGAATTGTAAAGAAAAATGGCATTGTAATTACTTGTAGCTGGAATAGTGGTGGCATTGGTAAGAAGTATGGCTTTGAAATTCAGGAAATTTTACTTGTTCCTCATGGTGGTTGGCACAATGATACAATTGTTGTGGTTGAGAAGAAGATCGAGTAGAGAATAACATAATATGAAGTTCGCAGGAAAGCGGAATTTCTTCTGAGTTTTCAGAGAATAAATACATATAAAAATAAAGAAAAGAGGTAACAAAATGAGAGAAACATTAATTGTTGTAGACATGCAGAATGATTTTATTGACGGAACACTTGGTACAAAGGAAGCACAGGCAATTGTATCAAATGTAGCAAAGAAAATTAAGGAGTACAAGGATGCTGGTAAACAGGTAATCTTTACGAGAGACACACATCCTGAGAATTATTTGGAAACATATGAGGGTAAGCATCTTCCTGTTACTCACTGTGTAAAGAATACTATTGGTTGGCAGATTTCCGATAAGTTAGATTTTGATATTGAGAACGATATTCTGATTGATAAGCCTACATTCGGTTGGTTAAACTGGAAGGATTTTGGATTTGAAAGTGTTGAGATTTGCGGATTATGTACCGACATCTGTGTGGTTTCAAATGCACTTATTATTAGAGCAAATTATCCTGAAATTGATATTACAGTAGACGCAAGTTGTTGTGCGGGTGTCACACCTAATACTCATAAGGCTGCATTAGCAACTATGAAGATGTGTCAGATCGAAGTGATTGGAGAGAATAATGAAGTATAAGAATTATATCATTAATACTTTTAGACATTTTAAGAAAATCTGTACGCATAAACATTGGGTGTTCTACTATTGCTGTAAAGTGGGAATTCCATTTCAAGGGTTAGTACATGATTTATCTAAATTTTCTCCAACAGAATTTTGGGAGAGTGTTAAGTATTATCAAGGTACTTCAAGTCCAATAGATGCTTGTAAGAAAGAGAATGGTTGGTCAGCAGCTTGGATGCACCATAAAGGAAGAAACAAGCACCATTACGAATATTGGCAGGACAATTTTGATAATGGTGGGAATCCTATTGAAATGCCAATGAAGTATAAAAAAGAAATGCTTTGTGATTATCTTGGAGCAGGTAGAGCATATTATGGTAAATCGTTTAATTTTGAGAAGGAATTAAAATGGTGGAAATCTAAGAAAAGTAAGCCAATTGCAATGGATCCAAATGATATAGCTTTTATTGATAAGTATATTAATCTGTTTTATGAGTACGAAAACAGAGAATATGATATTAGAACAATATTTAATCAAATCAAGAAAGAAGGAAAATAATATGGAACAGATTATTACAAGTTTGTTGGAGACAGATGCCTACAAATTGTCAATGGGACAGGCTATTTATCATCAGTTTAGTGATTATAAAACCACTTGGAGTTTTAAGTGTCGTAATAAGGATGTTCATTTTACACCAGAAATTGTAGAAGAGATTCGCAGACAGATTAAATTATATTGTAGTCTGAGATTCACAGAAGATGAACTTACTTATATTGATAATATCAAATGGATGAAAGGTTCGTATGTTGATTTTCTGAGATTGTGGCAGCCAAGATATGAGGATTTTGAGATTACAACAGATTCAGATTGCGGTCTTTCTATCGAAACATTTGGTACATGGCTTAATACATCTATGTATGAGATTCCTACACTTGCGATTGTAAACGAAGTATATTTCAGAATGGCATATAACTATGAGGAATTGCTTAATAGTTTCAAAAAGAGATTAGATGAAAAGTATGAAAATCTCAGAAGCGGTCATTGGTATGCTGGTACATTTTCTGAATTTGGTCTTAGAAGAAGACTTTCTGCTGAAGCACAGGAATTAGTTGTTGAGAAGTTTTCACATTTGAATGATACATTGCATAGTCCATCCAAGTTTGTTGGCACTTCTAATGTATATCTTGCAAAGAAATATAACCTTACACCTGTTGGAACTATGGCTCATGAATGGATTATGTGTTCTGGTCAGGGTAATCACAAGCACAATCCAGCATATTCAAACTGGTATGCCCTAGACGCATGGGTTAGAGAGTATGGTGTGTTAAATGGTATTGCGCTCACAGATACAATTACAACTGATTGTTTCTTGAAAGATTTTCAGTTGACATATGCAACATTATTCAGTGGTGTAAGACATGATAGTGGCGATCCGATTGAATGGGGTGAAAAAATGATTAATCATTATGAGTTACTTGGTATCAATCCTAAGACAAAGACACTTCTGTTTAGTGACAGTCTTGATTTTGAAAGAGCTGATAAGTTATTTAGACACTTCCATGATAGAGTAAACGTTGCATTTGGAATTGGTACTTATTTGAGTAATGACACAGATGTTCCTGCTTTAAATATTGTAATGAAAACCACTAAATGTAATGGTATGGATGTTGCAAAAGTGTCTGATGTAGAAGGCAAAGGCATGTGTAAAAACCCTGATTATGTTGATTATCTAAAGAGATGTATTAATTGGAGAATGGATCATGAATAAAATTTTACTTATACCAGGAAGTTTTAATCCAATTACCAACGCCCATGTTGATATGGCATTGACTGCTAAAAAAGCGGTTAATGCCGATGCTATATTGTTTATTCCTGCACATGATACATATGTTGCGAAGAAAAAGACTTTGATACCTGGATATTGTCGAGTATCGCTAATTAATTCAATGCCAAATTGTGATGAAAATAATATGTGGGCATCCGAAGTTGAAACAACCAGCTTCTTTCCACAGAGGACATACAATACTATTACTCAGATAAGAGATATGAATGAAAAAGATTATATCTTCAACGAATACTATATTTGTTTAGGAATGGATAATATTGAAACACTTACAACTTGGTATAATTGGAAACCGTTTGTTGAGGAATATAATTTTGTAGCATGTGTGAGAGAAGGTCAGAATCTTGAGACTGCTTTAAGAGAAGCGAATCTTATGGAATATAAAGATCACTTCACAGAAATTCAGATACCAGAAAATCATACTTCTTCAAGTTTGGTTAGAGATTTATGTGAAAAGGGTGAATTTGAAAAGGTAAAAGAATTAGTTCCTAGAAATGTATATGAGTATTTAATTCGGTTCTATGATGTGATGAATCGAATGTAGGAAGGAGAATATATAAATTAGAAAAAGAGTAGCAGAAGACGGAGTTGGAAAGACATATGGGTGTTATAAAGTAAAGGATATTGCAGATAGTAGACTTTCTCCTAGTGGTCAATTTAAAACTTATTACATATGTGAGTGTATAAATTGTGGAAGTATTAGAGAACTTAACGCTTATAAGGTTCAAAACAATAATTATAAATATTGTGAAAATTGTAGACCGAAACAAAAAGGTACAAATACACAAATTGGTCAAAAATTTGGACGATTAACTGTAATAAAAAGACATAAAAATAATATTCAACCAAATGGAACAACAAAAGTTGTATGGGAATGCCTATGTGATTGTGGTAACAAAGTTAATGTTGCAGATACACATTTAAAATCAGGTCATACAACAAGTTGCGGCTGTTATCAAAAGGAAGCTGTAAGAGAATATTTAATAAAAGATATTCAAGGTCAAAAATTTGGGAAATTAACACCATATAAGAAAGCATATTTAAAAAATGGAAGACAATATTGGCATTGTCAATGCGAATGTGGAAATTCTTGTATAGTTAGTTGTACATCTTTAACATCTGGACACAGAAAGTCATGTGGTTGTCTTATATCTGTCGCTGAATATGAACTAGAACAATATTTTAAACAAATTCATATAAATTATAAAGCTCAATATAGATTTGATGATTGCAAAGATGATAGGAGTTTGCCATTCGATTTTGTTATATTCAATAAGAATAATGAAATAATAATGGCAATTGAACTAAACGGTGAACAACATTATCATCCTTTCACTTATTGCGGAGAAAATAAGGATACTAAAATATCCAATTTAAAAGATAGGCAGAAAAAAGATAAAATAAAAAGAGAATATTGTATTAGAAATAATATTCCATTATTGGAAATTCGATATACAAAGTTCTATAAGAAAGAACAAATATTTGATGATTTTTATAAAAGAATTACAGGAGGTCAACATGAGTAAATTTAACGTAGAAAAAGTAACAAATGATTGTATTGAGTGGATTAGAAATCTGTTTGAAGAAAAATTTCCAGATAAGAACTGTTGTATTGCTTTATCTGGTGGTAAAGATTCTTCTGTTGTTGCAGCTTTATGTGTTGCTGCTCTAGGATCTGATAGAGTAAAGGCTATTATGCTACCACAGTATGAACAGTCAGATATTGACTGTAGTATTCTATGTGCAAATCATCTTGGAATCGAATACAAAATTATTAATATCGGTTCAACCGTTGATTCTATTATTTCTGAAATGGAATCAAATGGAGTAGTTGTTACAGAACAGGCTAAAGTAAATGTTCCTGCAAGAGTTAGAATGACAGAATTGTATTTCTATGCTCAGTGTAATAATGGCATTCCAAGTTGTAATTGTAATCTTTCCGAGGATTGGGTTGGTTATGCGACCTTCGGAGGTGACGGATTTGGTTCGTTTGCACCGTTATCTCAGCTTACAGTAACAGAGGTTAAAGCTATTGGTCGTGAATTAGGGCTTCCATCAGAATTAGTTGATAAGACACCTACCGATGGTCTTTGCGGAAAGACCGATGAAGATAACCTTGGATTTACTTATGCTGAATTAGATGCATATATCAGAGATGGAATTGAGCCAAATGAGGAAGTAAAAGCTAAAATTGATTCGATGCATGAGAAAAATCTGTTTAAATTACAGCCAATGCCAAGTTTTGTGTATCAGGCGTAAATAAGATACTATATATAGTGTCTGTGCAAAATATAGACACTATATATAGTAATATTTTTACCAAGAAACATAGATTTCTTTTGGAGAATATATTAGCAGGAGGTGATACGATGAGTAAGATTTACGATTACGAAGAATATCAAAATCAGCGAGTAAAAGTTACATATACTGATAAAAGAAAATACAGAGAAGAAAACATTATTGGTTTATATGGACAAGTTATTAAAACTACAAGTGGATCAATAGCGGTTCAGATTGATGGAATGTACAATGCAGCAAGTTCCAATGGATTATATTGGTTCAAGAGAAGTGAATTAGATATTGTTAGAGTTGAAAGTGAGGATAATAAAATGACAGGATTTAGTAAAGTGGCGATTGTAAATTTGGTAGATGATTACAATAAGAAGGATTATGGATTTGCTTTATATGATGAAGATATTAATGAAATTGTTAAGTACGATACAAACCATCCGTTATATGTGATTGTAAATGCAAGAGGAAAAGATAATAGAGTCCTTGGAATTTTAAAAGAAGTAAAGTCAGTAGAAGCATATGGCAAGTGCGTAACGGCACAGGTCGTTGGAGTTGTTAATATGAATGCGTATAATGCAAGAATTGATGAAGAAAATCGTCAGAAAGAAATTGCAAAGCAGAAAGCTTCTATTGAGAAGGAATTAAAGTCTGAGATTGAAAAGATGAATAATATTGCTTTATATGAAAAGATGGCAAAGGAGCATCCTGAGAATCCAAGACTTACTGAACTTGTTAATGCACTAAAAGAATTAGGAGAATAGTATGGCAGGGTTTGTATCAAAGCAACCAAATGGATTATATTGTAGATTTTCGACTGTCACGGATTGTCCTACAGCATGGAATATGACAAGAGAAGATTATATCAATATGAAAATGCAGGAAGCAAAAGAAGACGCTGAAGATGTGTTGGATAATTATTTGAAGCCATTTGATATGGTGGTGGACATGTATTATCCAAATAATATGACAAAAGAGGAATTTGATAAGTTCCTTGAAGAAACTGGATATGATAAAGAACATAAAAATCTAGTAGGAGGACAACATGAAATACAGAAAGAAACCAGTAGTGATCGAAGCAGTTAGATATATGATTGACAATTCTTTACCAGATTGGTTTATGGATAGAGTATCAAATAATACCATTGTAATTCACGAAGATGGTACATGTCATATTAAAACACTGGAAGGAACAATGAAATCAGAATATGGTGATTACATAATTTTAGGTGTCAATGGTGAAGTATATCCTTGTAAACCAGATATTTTTGAAAAGACTTACGAAGAAGTTTTAGAGTTAGGAGAATAAGCCATATGAAGAAATGTGTAATTTTAGAAATGGAAAATAGCAAGGATTTCGAAAAAGCAATGAATGATTATTTAGACGATGGATATAAAGTAGAGTCCAGTTCATGTAATAGTAGATATTATAAAGTAATTCTTGTATTGAAGGAGGAATAAATCATATGAAGAAGAAAATTTTAGCAGTTATATTAGGATTGGCATTGTGTTTTGGAATGACTGGATGTGCGTCATGGGACAGAATGGTAACAGATATGAAAAGCGATATAAATGGAGGTATGCAGAGAACGATTACTGTATACACGGCAGATGGTAAAGAACTTGCAACATATGAAGGAAAGATTGATATTGATGCAAACGATGGTGGATATGTTAAGTTTGATTTTAACGGCAAGAGATATATCTATTATAACTGCTTTGTAGAAAGTATTGCGGA